TTGTCCGTGTCTGGCCACAGCCTGATGCGGTCTATTCCCTCCGGTTTAATCTGAACATTCCTCAGACTGACCTGTCTGCCAACGGTGACTTGGTTAAAGTCCCTCCTCACTTGGTGCAGATGTTAGCATACGCTAACGCTGTTGCTGAACGAGGTGAAGATGGTGGACAGTCTTTCAGTGAATTATATCAGAAGTATCGTCTTGCACTGTCAGACGCTATTGCTCTTGAAGCTAACCGGTACGATGAACAAGTAACCTGGACGAGTGTATAATGGTAGCAAAGCTGTTAACCACTTCTATCGCTGCTCCGGGTTTCTACGGCCTTAATACGCAGGACTCGGTGGTTTCACTTGAATCAGGCTTTGCTACTGTTGCTACGAATTGTGTGATTGACAAGTTTGGTCGTATCGGTGCTCGTAAAGGCTGGAGCCCATCGCATGCGACCAACACTGACTTAGGCTCAAATGCTGTCAAGGCTATCGGTGAGTTGATTGCTGCTGACGGTACTTCGTACACGATTGCTGCTGGTAACAACAAGCTGTTCAGGCTTAATGGTGGTACATTGACGATGCTGACCTACGGTGGCGGAGGAACTGCTCCGACGATCACTGACAGCAACTGGCAGATGGCTGCACTGAACGGCATCCTGTACATGTACCAGTCTGGACACGATCCTCTGATCTTTGATCCTGCTGTGTCAACTACAACTTATCGCAGGGTGTCGGAGAAGACTGGATATGTTGGAACTGTCAGTAATAATAATTGCGTTATCAGTGCTTATGGTCGTACATGGTCAGCCAATAACACCAGTAACAAAACAACTATTCAGTTTTCTGATTTACTCAGTGGTTTTGTCCTGTCTACTGGAACTGCTGGAACCTTAGACATTGCAGAAATCTGGCCTGCTGGTGCTGATGAAATCATCGCTCTATCGGCCCACAACGGCTTCCTTATCGTCTTTGGTCGTAGACAGATTCTGATCTATGCTAACGCTCAAGACCCTGCCGGACTGACGCTGCAAGACACGATCACAGGTGTTGGCTGCTTTGCACGAGACTCTGTGGTAGCCACTGGCTCAGATGTGTACTTCCTGTCTGATAGCGGTGTCAAGTCGCTGTCTCGGGTAATCCAGGAGAAGTCTTCGCCGATGCGCGACATCAGCGCAAATGTGCGTGACGATGTTGTCGCTGCGATGACTCTGGAAACTGCCGCAGGCATCAAGGCAACGCACTCAGACAAGGAAGGTTTCTACCTGATTACTTTCCCTGTCACCGGAGTAACCTACTGCTTTGACCTTCGGATGCTGCTGCCTAATGGTGCAAGTAGGGCTACGACATGGGATGGAAGCGTACCAACAGCTTTCTGCTACAAACAGAACAAAGACCTTCTGCTAGGTAAGCCGGGATATGTCGGTAAGTATGACACTTATCGTGACAATACCGACACCTATGTGATGAAGTACTACACCAACTACTTCGACTTCGGTGTGCCCACGGCACTGAAGATTATGAAGAAGGTTGGTATCACGACTATCGGTGGACAGGGCTATCCTGTGGTGCTGAAGTTCGGTTATGACTATAGCGACATTCTGAACAGCCGTCAGTTCAACCTGTCAAACGCTGCTGTTGCAGAATACAACATTGCCGAGTACAATATCGGTGAATACGGTGGATCAGCTTTCGACAACAAGGTAATCAACATTGGCGGTGCTGGTAAGGTTATTCAACTAGGTTTTGAAACCACTGTGAATACTCGACCAATATCCATCCAAAAGATTGATGTCTTTACCAAAGTAGGAAAAACGAGGTAACTAAGTGTCTAATTATACCAAAACTACTAACTTTGCTATTAAAGACGGTCTTGTGTCGGGCAATCCTTCCAAGATCATTAAGGGCACGGAAATCGACACAGAGTACAATAACATTGCCTCTGCCGTTTCCTCTAAGCCTGACGCTAACAATGGAACGCATACGGGAACCACAACGATGGCTAATCTAACATTGTCTGGTACATTCTCTGGTACCATTGATGGAGGTACCTACTAATGGCTACTGATTTCTCTTTGCTTGGTGGTACTCAGTTAGGTAGTATTCCGTCCTCAATGCAGGCTGGGTTCACTGCCGCTGGTGGTGCGCCTGCTGCCGGTCTTAATCTTTCCGGACTACTGACCGGATTGCTTGGAACCGCCGGTAATGTGTACAATCTAAATCAGCTTTCTTCTGCACAGCAGCAAGCTGGTCAGATGGCTCAACAGCAGGCACAGTTCCGCCCTGTTGGCGTTACCACCCGCTTTGGTCGTAGTGGCTTCCAGTATGGCCCTGATGGTCGTCTGACGGGTGCTGGCTACCAAGTAGCTCCTGATGTAGCCGCTATGCGTGAGGCTCTTCTGGGTATCTCCGGCGGAGCACTGCAACAAGCACAGCAGCAGCAAGCCATGCAGAACCAAGTCAATCAAGCTGCTCAAGGCTTGTTTGGCTTAGGTCAGCAGTATGTCGCTGAGTCTCCGCAGGCTGCTGCACAGCGGTTCATGGCTCAACAGCAAGAACTGCTGGCTCCTCAGGATGAGCGTGCTCTGGCACAGTTGCAGACGCAACAGTTCCGTCGCGGTACTGGTGGCCTTGCAATGGGTGCCACTGGCGCTACTCCGATGGGTGCTCCTGGTCTGCGTGCTGCTAACCCGGCTATGGAAGCCTTCTACAATGCACAGCAGCAGCGTAATGCTCAGTTGGCTGCTCAGGCACAACAAGCCGGTCAGCAACAGGTTCAGTTCGGCCAAGGATTGCTTGGCGGTGCTCTGAATCTCCAGCAGGGTGGCTACGGTGCTCAACAGGCTGCTCTGGCTCCGTTCAGCACGGGTTTCCAACAGGCTTCTGGTGTTGAACAGGCTGGTATGCAGCCCTTGAACCTCGGTGCTCAGTTAGGTGCCGGTAATGCTGCCGCTGCGGAAGCTCTGTTGAGGAGCTACTCTAACGCTGCGTTGACCGACCTACAGCGTGGAACTGCCGTGGTTGGTGGTGTCCAAAATGCTAATATCGTTGGAGCTTTGGCCGATCCTGTTTCTAAGTTAATCGGTAAACTGTTCGGAGGTTAATAATGGCTGATGGAATGATGAGTAATCCTTTTCTTGGTTTACTGAACCAAGGTTTTAGCCCCGAGCAAGCACAGGCTGAAGTTGATCGTCAGCGTGCTCTCCAGTTCGCCAGTCTTAATCCTCAGGCCCAGGCGGCTGCTGGCATCTACCAAGGCATCACCGGCATTGGCCGTGCTTTGGGTTCTCGTGATCCCATGCTTGCACAGGCTTCACAGTTGCGCCAGTTGGCCAGTCAGTTTGAGACAGGGACATCCGAGGGAATGGCGCAGTACGCTAGGGCTATTAAAGACATTAGCCCTGAAGCATCGCGGCAGGCTTCAATAGCTTCTCGTGAGATGTTGCAAAAAGAAGAAAATATTCTAAAAACAAGAGCAGAAACAGCATCAAAACTGCGAGAGCAAGACCCAAAGACATTGTTTATTCGTGCAAATGCGGATAAATTCACACCTGCTAGTATTCAGGCCTATGCAAATACTGGGGAATATTCTTCTTTGGTTCCTTTCACAAAGGAAACAGAAACAACTAAGCCTCCTGCTGACTTTTTAGCACAGGCTGTTGCACTTGGTTTTGGTGAAAAGAAGAAGATTGGAGACTATACTGCGGAGCAAGTAAAAGCAATTAATTCTGCTTTATTCCAAAGAGCAAAGGACTTAAAGCCTCCGCCAGTAAGCGTTTCGATTGATAACAAGGGACAAACAGAGTTTGAGAAACAGCTTGCCAGTCTTGATGCCAAGAAAGTAACAGACGCCATCACACAACGAGAAGGCGCTATTTCTGCGCTTCGTTCGTTAGATGAAATGAGCAAACTTTCTAACGAAGGGCTTATCTCTGGTACTTTTGCAACTGGGCGTGTTGGAGCCACTAATCTTTTAGATACTCTTGGTTTATTAGGATCGGGAGATAAAGAAAAACTAGCACGTTCTGAAAATTATGCCAAAGTATCAGGTGATGTTGTTCTTGGCACACTTGGTGGAAAACTTGGTGCTGGTTTCTCTAACGAAGACCGTAAGTTTATTCAAGGTCTTGTTCCTCAGCTTGAAAACAGTCCGCTTGCTCGTCGGCAGCTTATTGAATTCATGCAAAAGAAATTTACTGACATTGCTAACGAAGCCACTCGTCTTGAGGACTATGCGCGTGAGAATCGCTCATTGAAGGGATTTAAGCCAAAGATTCCCCTGCCTAGTGGTGGAGGAGGTGTTTCTAGCATGTCCATAGAGGAATTAGCGCGACTTGCCGGTGGCCGTGTTGTTAACGGGCGTGTTGTGATTGGAAGGACTGAATAATGGCATCTAAAGAAGAAGCACTTGAAGAACTGAAGAAGCGAGGAGTTGTTTTATCCACTGAATCTATTTTAGAGGATAAGGGCACCACGCTTGAAGAGTTTACTAAATTTGGCGAAAGTTTACTGAAAGGATCGGCACGAGGGTTTGTTAACATCTTGGGCGGATGGGGAAATCTATATGATTACCTAAAGAAGAGTAATGATCCCAGTGCTTTTTCTTCTGCCGGGATTAGCCGAGCGATCCGAGATTTAACTGGTGTTGATATTCAGCAGATCAGAGGATATCGCGGAACTGGTGAATTTGGTGAGGCAGGCGCACCGGCAGCAGCATTAAGTGCCCTAGGTTTACCAGGATTGTTCAGGCCTACTCCAATGGGTCTTGCAAAAGAAGCAACTGTTGCAGGAACAACTGGTGTATTGGCCCCCGCACTGGCCCCTGACAGTCCGTTGGCTCAATTTGCTATTCAATCGACTCCGTATGCGTTGAAAGGATCATTAACTAGCGCAAGGTCAATGATCAACCGGCCAGAAGGACAAGTGCCAACCAATCTTGACGAATTGCTGCGAGTTGGTCGCATGACTCCAGGAGAAGCGACAGGCTCTCGTCCACAGTTAGCCACAGAAGCTAGAACAGAAGTATCTACACGAATCGGAGAAGCCGGAAATATCTTTCGTATTGCTCAGACAGAAGATGTCAACAAGTTTTTAACGGCTGTTTTTAATCGCGCATCTTCGCAAGCTGTTAGTCCGGATGTTGCAGCAACTTCTGCAATCACGGCTTTTAACAACTACGGGAAGGCTCTTTCCTCTAAGTTAAAGACGGACTCCGCAAGAGACTTTGCTGCTGCTAGGTCTGCTAAAGGAACAGTTGATACGACACCTGTTTTAACAGCGATTGACGACTGGGCCGCACGGATTCCTCCGGAAACACCTGGGTTTGAAGCGATTAAAACTGCAATTGCTCGTATTAAAGACGAGTATTTAATTCCTGCTAAGCCTGCGACTGTAACGCCCTCCGCAGTCTTAGGCCCTACCGGTCAGCCTGCTACTGTCAGTATTACTCCTGCTACACCCGCTGGTGTTCAAGAAATCAGTATTGATAGACTCCAAAAGAATCTGTCTGCATGGGGAGAAGCAGTATATTCTGGAAAAGCAGATTTTGGTAAAGGAAACATCTTTGAAGGCGTGGCCCCTGGACAGGTCAAAGGCGCCGCCCTTAGCATTCTCCGTGGTTTTAGGGAGTCTTTAGATCAAGCCATCGCTCAAGGAGTGCCGGGAGCAGATAAGCTGAAAGCAGCGAGAGACAACTTTAAGAACAATCTTAACAGGATTGAGGAATATTCGAACTATCCTTTAGTTCGTTATTTTGATGTTCCTACAGCTTCAGCACTGACCCCTGAAGATGTGATTGATAAACTAGCCAAGGCAAAGCCCTCTGAGAGACTTTTACTTGCTGATGTTTTAAGGAATCACCCAGACGCAAATGCAATCTTTGATACTGTGCGTCGATCACAGTTTGAAACGATTCTTAACAAGGCAAGAACTGCTGCTGCGGCTGCTCCGGAAGGATCGCCTAATATTGATACTAAAGTTCTGTTAAAAGAACTGAATAACAAGCAAGGCGATTTTAATTATCTTTTTCCCGATCCCACCACGAGGGCAGACGCTGTTCTTGCTATCCAGTGGCTTCAAAAGACGGCTAAAACTGCCAGGGAAACCGACGGCGGCATTGGAGGTAATGTCTATGGAACCACTCGTGGTATTGGTGGTACTGCACAGCAGGGCCTTATTCTTAGGGAATTAAGTTCTGTTGCTGATGTTATCCTTCGTGATCCTAAGGCAGCGGCTGCTGTTATCTTTGATCAGGACACTGTTCGTAAGATGGCAGAGGCACAGCGTCGCGGAAAGATCGGTAATGCGGCTGACTTGCTTCAAAGCATTGGAAAGGCCACTGCTGTTCAAGCTGTACGGGCAGGGCCTCGGATGGATACTGGAGGAGTTGTGGACACTTCTGAACCACAACCGCCACAGAAAACCGAGGAAGAAATTACCCAAGAACAGGCTTTGGAAGAACTTCGTAAGCGTGGTCTGTTAGGAGAGCAGTAATGTTTGAAATGCTAGGAGGCGGTCTTTTAGGTAGTATCTTCGGTGGCCTGTTCCGGCTGGCCCCGGAGGTACTGAAGTGGCTTGACCGCAAAGATGAACGAAGCCACGAACTGAAGATGTTCTCTCTTCAGACTGACCTAGAGAAGATGCGGGGTGAGTACCGCATGGAAGAGAAGTATATTGACTTCAGCAAGGCCAATGTAGACGCTATCGGAGAAGCATTCAAGCAGCAAGCCGAAGCCGACAAGAAGGCTTACAAGTGGGTTGCTTCTATCTCTGCTCTGGTTCGTCCCGGTATCACTTGGTTGCTTTTCGGTCTATATACGGCTGTCAAGATCGTTACCATCATGTATGCTGTCAATAGTGGTTTACCCGCTATCCAAGTCATGCAAGAAATCTGGACTGCTGATGACTTCAGTATGCTGATGATGATTCTGACGTTCTGGTTCCTTGGTCGGAGCATTGAGAAACGTGAACCCCGCAATTGAACTGTGTAAGAATGTTTTAGTCAAGCCCTTTGAAGGATGCGCGAAGGTTCTGCCTGACGGTAGAGTCAAAGCGTATCCTGATCCGGGCACAGGCGGACATCCGTGGACTATCGGCTATGGCTCTACTGGCCCTGACATCAATCCAGACACAATCTGGACTATGGAGCAGTGCGAGAAGGGCTTAGACGAGCACATGGAGTACTTCTATGTGGGTGTGATGAAGCTCTGTCCCGGTCTAAAGGATGAGCCACCCAGGCGACAGGCTGCTGTGCTGTCATGGGCCTACAACTGTGGACTGGGTAACCTTCGTATCAGTACCTTCAGGAAGAGGATCAACGAGAAGAACTGGGAAGAGGCTGCGCTGGAGTGTCTCAAGTGGGACAAAGCAGCCGGTAGAGTGCTCAGAGGATTGACTAGAAGGAGACAGGCAGAAAGCCTGCTGTTGAAATAATTAAGCCCCTGTCAAGGAACCTTTATAGGAACCTTGCAGGGGCTTTTTTTATTCCGTGAAGAAATCTCCGATCAGGATTTCAATGAACGGTATCTTTATGATTAGGCCAACAAAGCAAACAACTTCTTCTTTGCCTTCCTCGTCTAGCATA